CAGCTAGACGCGAATGATAATCCGTATTCGGCTACTGTGATTGGAACACAAACATTAAGTACAGAGGCGATTGTAGACTTTGTACCATTTGAAGACTTAACTCACGAGCAAATTGTAACTTGGACACAAGAGGCAATCGGGCCTGAGCAGGTAACTCAGATGGAAGATAATGTAAATAATCAAATTGATAACCTTATCACACCAAGTAGTGTAACTAAAACTATCGAGTAATTAATTATTAAATTTTAATACAATGGAAAAAATCACTGAAGAGCAATTAAAACAATTGCAAGAACTTGTTGGTATTATCAACAATGCTCAAACGCAGCTAGGAGGCCTTGAGGTTCAAAAGCATCAAATGCTACATCAGCTTAGTGAAGTTCAAGCTAAAATGCAAGAGTTTCAAACCGAGCTAGAAAAAGAATACGGAAAGATTTCTATCAATATTCAAGACGGGACTATCTCGAAAGAAGAAGAGGAAGTTGTAGAAGAGTAAAATGGAAATTCGAAAGCTTTCTATAGGAGCAGACTACAAGTCTAGCTCTATGCATTACATATTAGGACAAGAGGTGCTAAATGGAACACATACTATTCACCTTATTGATTATAAGGTGGATACAGATTCTTATGTAATTTATATAGAAAGCAGTAACGAAGTTTATCTCTGGAAAGAATTCAATAAAAACATTCCTATTTCAATAGAGTATAATATTTATTTTTGACATGCACGCTCCTTATTATTTTGTTGTTGAGCCATTAGGTGAGCATTATAACAATGAAGTAGAGATAGCTGGGAAAAAAATAATAGTTAACTCTACCGTAGAGAATCACAAACATGTAAATCGCCTTGCGCGAATTATGTACCTCCCCAGTAGATACAAAGGGACAATATCTGCTGGGGATATTATTATTGTACAGCATAATGTTTTTCGCATATATTATGATATGAAAGGCCGTCCAAAGAAGTCGCCAAATTACTTTAAAGATAATTTGTATTTTATAGACGAAGACCAGTTTTACATGTTCAACAATGGTGAACGTTGGAATTCTGTAAAAGATTATTGTTTTGTTCGTCCGATAGATTTAGAGCATGGTTACTTGCATGAAGAGGGCTATGAGCCAAATACTGGGATTCTTGTATATGGTAATAAACGTCTTGAATCTATGGGCGTTCATGAGGGCGATAAAATAAACTTCACTAAGAACAGCGAGTATGAATTTGATGTTGATGGAGAAATGTTATATCGCATGAGAACTAACGATATTTGTACTGTCTTATGAATAGTGTAAAAGAAATTAAAGAGCGTATTATTCAGGCTGGTCACGAAGCTGTTAAGCAGTTAATAAAGGTTGCGGAAGAAGAAATTATTAAACCGGATCCTGATGATGAATTGGCCGCTGATAGATTAAAAAACGCAGCAGCTACAAAAAAGCTAGCAATATTTGATGCATTTGAAATACTCAATCGCATTGAAAATGAAAAAAATATGCTAGAAAACCCAGAGGAAGAAAAAAATAACTTAACTGGAGGATTTGCAGAAAGACGATCTAAATAATGACTTGTGTGTTGTCGTCAATGATGCCATACCTGAAAAAGACTTAAAAAAGCTAAATGCTAAAAAGGCTTTTAAGTATGGGTACAACAAAGAGTATGATGTCATTGTTATATCTAAAGACGGAACACTAGGTGAAATAGTTCAGATAAATAACCTCAACATAGGTCTTCCTAAACAACCCCAAAGCGTATATAAACGCTCTCAGACGAAAGAAGAACAGTACTGGGAGGCAAAAGACTACCCTAAAGCATTAAAGCCATTACAGACAATATTTCAATGGAATGAAATGAACAAGGATTTCAAGGAAACTTGGGTTCCTTACATTGAAGAAGAATTTGATAGGCGAGATAATGGTTTTTGGTTTTATAATAATGGTAATCCTACTTACATTACAGGAAGCCATTATATGTACCTGCAATGGACTAAAATTGATGTAGGTAAACCTGAGTATCGCGAATCAAACAGGATATTTTTTATTTATTGGGAAGCTTGTAAGGCGGATGAGCGATGCTACGGAATGTGTTATCTTAAAAACAGACGTTCTGGATTTTCTTTTATGTCATCTGCTGAGGTTGTAAATCAAGCTACAATAACATCTGATTCTAGATTTGGAATATTGTCTAAAACAGGAGCTGATGCTAAAAAAATGTTTACCGATAAAGTTGTTCCCATATCTGTTAACTATCCATTTTTTTTCAAACCAATTCAGGATGGTATGGATAGACCGAAATCTGAACTAGCATATCGTGTTCCGGCATCAAAACTTACGCGTAAATCTATATCAAATACAAGCCAGCTAAGCACATTACAAGGGCTTGATACTACTATTGACTGGAAAAACACAGGTGACAACAGTTACGATGGGGAAAAGCTAGCACTACTAGTACATGACGAAAGTGGAAAGTGGGAGAAGCCTGACAATATTTTAAATAACTGGAGGGTAACAAAAACCTGTTTGAGACTTGGTAGTCGTGTTATTGGCAAATGCATGATGGGGTCTACTAGTAATGCTCTTGAAAAGGGAGGTGGTAATTTTAAAAAACTATATTACGACTCTGATACTAGTAACAGAAACTCAAACGGACAGACAAAAAGCGGTCTCTACAATCTGTTTATTCCAATGGAATGGAATATGGAAGGGTTTATTGATATGTATGGTCAGCCTGTGCTAGAAACTCCAAAATCACAGACAGTCAGTACTAACGGTGATTATATTCACCAAAGCGCATTAGAATATTGGCAAAACGAAGTGGATAGTCTTAAAAACGATCCTGATGCGTTAAATGAATACTACAGACAATTTCCTAGAACAGAGTCTCATGCATTTCGTGATGAATCAAAAAATACCTTGTTTAATCTCACGAGAATATATGAGCAGATAGATTACAATGATTCATTTGCAATTAAAAGCACTATTACTAGAGGTAATTTTTATTGGAGAAATGGTCAAAGAGATACGGAAGTAATATTTAATCCAGAAAGCAAGGGTCGATTTTTCCTGTCCTGGATTCCTAGTGCAAACCTAATGAATAACGTGGAGGTTATTAATGGGAAAAAATATCCCGGAAACAAGCGCATAGGGTCTTTTGGATGTGATAGTTACGATATATCTGGAACAGTTGGAGGCGGTGGCTCTAAAGGCTCTTTGCATGGAATGACTAAGTTCCATATGGAGGACGCTCCTACAAATATGTTTTTCCTTGAATATATATCAAGACCTCAGACAGCAGAAATATTTTATGAGGATGTACTTATGGCTTTGCATTTTTATGGAATGCCAATACTAGTAGAAAACAACAAGCCAAGGTTATTGTATTATTTAAAAGATCGTGGTTATAGAGGATTTTCTATGAATCGCCCAGATAAGCACAAAAACATATTGTCTAAGGCAGAACGTGAGTTAGGTGGAATTCCTTCATCACAAGCTGTAATTTCTGTACACGCAGAGCATATTGAAAGCTATATACAAGAAAATGTAGGAGTTATTAATGATCAAAATCATTCGGACTTTGGTTCGTGCGGAAACATGTTTTTTAATCGCACATTATTAGACTGGGCCAACTACGATATTAACAATCGTACTCGATTTGATGCGACGGTTAGTTCTGGCTTTGCAATTATGGCTAATCACGCTACACGGGGCAGGGCTGAAGAAAAACGTAATCAAATAAATCTTAACTTTGCAAAATACAGTAACAAAGGTTTTGTTAGTGAAATTATTAAGTAAACATGATAAACAAGCCAAGATTCAATTCGGGTAGTGGTTTTCCTAATCAATTTGTTCCAGACCAAGAGAAGGACACATATGAGTATGGGCTCCGTGTCGGTCTTGCTATTGAATCTGAGTGGTTCTCTAGAGACTACGGAAGCAGTATGTATGGTGAGATACGTTCTGAGTTCTTGAACAGACGTTTATATGCGAGAGGAGAGCAGCCAGTAGAAAAATACAAAAACGAACTAGCCGTAAATGGCGATTTGTCGTATCTTAATTTAGATTGGACTCCTGTTCCAATTATTCCAAAGTTTGTGGATGTTGTTGTTAACGGCATATCTAATCGATTGTTGGATGTAAAAGTACAGGCTGTTGATGATATTTCATCCTACAAGCGTGAAATGGATAAGCGCGAGATGGAAGCAGATATGGTTGCTAGGCCAGTTTTATCTAAAATAAAACAAGAAACTGGCGTTGATGCATTTAATTTTCCTGAAGACCAGCTACCGGAAACTGATGAAGAGTTGACTTTGTACATGAAATTAAATTACAAGCAAGGCGTTGAGGTTGCAGAAGAGACGGCAATTAAAACGATATTGGAGCTAAATGATTATGACGAGCTTAAACGTCGTATTGACGAGGATAATGTTGTTCTTGGGATTTCTGCGTTAAAACATTCTTTTGATGTTCATGACGGAATTAAAATTGAATATGTTGATCCCGTTAATTTTGTATACTCTCAAACAGAGGACCCTAATTTTAGAGACTG